TTTGGACGACTGGAGGGTTGGATGTAGAATATCCAGCACCACCTGTTAGTAGTGATACAGATTTAACACCATTAATTAATGGTTTTACAGAAGCATCTCTACCAGTCGTTGATTTGACTGAAATCTTAGGTGGAAACTCGAATCTATAATTTTTACCAGTATTATTAACTTCAACTGAACTTAATGCTCCTAATGCATCAACACGAGAGAATCCAACAGCACCAGTACCAAAAGAAGGAATTGGTGCTTCAATTGAGAATACATCTAATCTTCTACCTGCAATAGGAGTAAATCCTAGGGTAATATATGTCTCGTCAAACGTAAAATCAACTTTTGGTATTAAAAGTCGGTTATCATAAATCGCAAGGCAATATTCGTCTACAATCGGTGCATAAGGTAAATTTGCAACCGTCATTTGGAAAGTTTTCTTACCATCTCCAAATGAACCTGAAATATTATCTAATGCTACAATACTATTCTCAATAAAACCATTGAGATATGTGATATTAGTTGCTGTTGTATCATCTGATGCAAGTCTAGTCCTTGGTGCAACACTGAATACAATACTTGTGCCATCTACAGTATAATCAACGCCTGGTACCTGTATTTCACCATATACCTTTACTATTAG